ATAACTGTCTCACCATCATCGATACTAGTTCCTGTTAATCTTGCAACCGTTCCGCTCGCTGCTGTAGAAGTAAAATCCGTCCCTCTCACATAAGCAGTTGCAAAACCTGGGCTCCAAACATTAATGGTGCCTGAAACATACGCACCACGGTCTATCACATTTGCAGTATATCCTGCTAAAGTTTGCTCTTCCCGATATCGCTGTATCGAACTCGATGTTGCGCTATATGATGTTGTCGATATAGTTCCGACCGCATCAAAGCCCGTTGCTGCATCATATACATATTTCATATTGGCAAGATCAAAATCGCCAACAACAACATCGATCTCCATTACTTCTTTAGTTTTTCGTGATATAACATTCAAGCCATGATCTTCTAATCCAGCCTGAACGGTTTCTTTTGAATAACGAAAACTTGCCTGACTTTTCGGGCTTCCCATCCGGACATCATTCCAGTAAATCTGAACAGGCCCTATGGGTATTTTCTTCGCTACCGTTGTACTCATATTCGTTTCCTCCGATAATGCACCTGGAAAATAATCGCCCTTCCAAATGCGTTCATGTCCTCATCATAAAGTTCTTCGGTCATGGTATCTACAATAATTCGTATGCCATAACCGTCACTGTTTGGCGTTTGGTTTAATAATCGGATTATCCTTTCGGCTATCGTTTCATAGCCGGTATCCCGTGTCCATATTGTAATAGTCAAGGACACTCTCATTATCCGACAGTCAAAATCCTCTTGTGATATTACCACATTACCAAACCGATATATAACTTCTGGCAAATCTGGTTTCTCAGGCGGTTGAATATAAAAAGTTCTATAAGGATCGGCAGTAGGATCACCAAGCAATCCCAAATAAGTTTGATCACCCGTTAATATGCTATAAATCTGATTCTTCAAATCATTCACCCAAACACCCTCGATAATTCATTTGCCATTATTCTAATGTTTTCTCCTTGCGTATCCTCCAGCCCAGGTATTAAAAAAGGAAAAGCCCTTCTGTTCGGCCCTCCCAATTCAACGCCCGCTGCATAATCGACCTGCGGCCCTCCAGCTATTATTTCAATCTCTGCCCCGTTAATCAGAACTACAACCTTGCTTCTATGAATCGAGTTTAACAATTTTTGCGTCCATACATAAAAGTCTTTATGCGGGTGCGCTTTAACTGTCTTCTTGTCCAGAGATTTCCCCCAAAGATGCTCCTGCTTCGTCTTGATGTGGTTGATTGTATTTCCGGCTGCGTCTTCCAGCGCTCTTTTTATCGCTGGATTCGTCCAATTGTTTACTCTCCGCAGGTTTGCTTTCAGTTCGTCTAATCCCTGCAAGGCCATATAATTCCTCCAAGGTATACACTTGCCGCATATACCTTATTGTTTTTTCTCCCCTAGCCTCGGCTGCTCTGATATGTCCTATTGTCAAATGTCCTGGCAGCATTATCTATTCTCCACTTTCTTGGCGTATACTTCCTTATGATCCTCAAAAATATCAATCTGCAATACCTCATAATAATCGGTCGGAGTCGAATTCTTGCGAACCCGATGCATGGTTGATACAGTCGATGTCCAAGGAAACATAATCAAATCGGTTGCCTCAGAAATAACTCCCTTGCCTTCCCGATTTGAATTTCCCCGATATGGAAAAAACATTACGGTGCTTGACGATACCGTAGAGCTTGCGGTCTCTATATGCGGTCTTGACTCATAATCAAGAGTAGCCGAATATACTGTTACCGCTACCGCTCCCTCGGTATCATCGCTAATAATACTGACTGTATCTTCCCTCCGACTCATGCAATTGTCTCTCCGATATACTCGGAAATATCAACGCCAAATTCATCGACACCCAATGCAATATGCCGGATGTCTTCATACGGCTCTACCTCGGCAAGGGCCTGGTATTGCGCCCTTGCCTTCAGTAAAGTATTTAAAATCTCTGACTTATTAACCGATTTCTGGCCAAACTTATAAGATGCAATATCATCTGGACTTGCTATAATAGTAGCAATCTTTGCATCAAGAGTGACCAGCATATCAGTTACGGTACTCATTTAATTACCTCTTAGCTTGCACCGGTAGAACCGAATACATAGCGATTGGTTATCGCTCCGCATCCGCCCATGAACCGTGCTTTGAACCGGAAAAGAACATCCCTCTCGAATTCCTGGTCATTTCCTTTCTTGGCCTGGAAAGTTCTAAGCGGGAATACCTCAGTGTAAACAAACTGCTTTTTCGGATCACCGTAAAACCAGTATGCCGCACCCTTCAGACTGTCCACATAAGGACTGTATAGATGCTTAATCCCCATTTCCTGGGAATATACATCAAAGGTCTTGGGTACAACACTCACGGTGGCAGTATTAATAGATGCTCCGATAACCTGCTGTGATCTGGTTATTCTGCGCCCGACTCCCATTAGAGCCATAGCGGTAAACAGAATTCTCGGGGTTACACCCATTAAGGTTCCGTTCTCATCCGTATAAGCAGCCATTGCCGCAGTTGCCACATCAAGGTCGGTTTGATCAGCAAGTATATTGGTTCCCAGGTTGTTTAACGTTGCAGTGGTATAAGGATCAGTTGACGTTGCACTATATAAAGTAACAGCACTACCTGCGGGACGCCATGCAGCATACAAGCCAGTAGTAGCTAAACCTACAACAGCAGTTATGATAATTTCTTCCTGTTTCGCTTTTGCCAATTCACCAACACGTCTGGCTCTCATGATAACCTGTTTTGTCTGATCGAACTTTACCATTTCTTCCGAAAGTGAAATAATCCGACCCCATTTTCTTGACTTGATCTTGTGGTACTTCTCGGTAACCGAACCTTCCTGATAAGGCATAAGCTCCGGTACTTCCTGCATGGTATCATCATCAGCAAAACCGACAATAACATCATCTCTCTGAACAGCCTGTATTTTTGTAACTAACTGAAAGCCTATTCCATACTCAAGGTCATAGGCTTCCTGCACCACTTTGTTTATTAGTGCTCCAGTTATTTTCGGGAAGGTCGAACTATCTACGGCTTCCTTGAATTCCGCCTCGGTTATCGCTCTGTCCATGATTTTTCTATCACGGGCAAAATCCGGTCTTCCCATTGCTTCCCACAATCCCTTAAGCGAAAAATTCTCAGCATTGAGTCTTCCATCATGGATCATATTCAGCATGTTGACAGCGAACCTTTTTTCTCCGTCGCTCTCATATAATTCTTTAAGTCTCGTATAATTCATCAGTTTACACCGTTCTTATCTGAGGATTTAATCGTCCAGGTAAGAAACTCACCAGAACTTCGTCTCCGGCCGCCGCTTCTTGAACACAAACACAAACTACGTTCGTGCCGGAAGCATTAAAAAGTGTTATGGCAGCATGTTCATCAATTTCCTGATTTGCGGTAATTATAAAATAATCTCCGACTGTTACTGTAGCACTATCAGCAGCAGGAAATGAGAACACTGCTCCATATCCAGCCATCGCTATTCGCACACTTTGACCGCTTGCATCACTTGTGGGAGATGCGCTCATTGCAATACCGCAGAATACAGTAGCATCAGCAGATGTAGTACATGGAGTTACAGTTCCACCCGTAACCCATTTCAGCATATCGCCCTGTTCAACATCTACGGTTGCAGATTTGTCGACCCAATTCAAAACAAGAGGGCCCCATCTATATCGCATTTTATTCGCCATCTACAGCTTCCTCATATTCTTTCTTTTTTGCCTCAAGGACTTCCTTGGTCTGTTCCTTATCGGGATCACCTTCATCGCCCATGCCCTTAACGCCTTTTCTTGACTGCTCGATCAGTTTTACCCGATCTTCAATGAGGGCCTTTATGTCTGCCTCATCTTTTGCTTCTCTCAAAGATTCCATAAACCTTGGCGTTACATATTCTTTCTTATCTTTTAGCTTTGACGCCTCAATAAGTTCAAGAATTTTCATCTCTCGATTTCTGGCAGCTTCTTTAACCTCAGATTCATCAACCTTCTTTTTCAGGTCGGTATTTTCTTTCTTTAAAGCCTCGCCTGATTCTTTAAGAGTTTTCAGTTCTTCATCGTTCTGCATATCTTCTCTTACCTCTTTCTGCACGGCTTCTATTAAATCAGGCCGTGATTCCCTTAGTTCTTTTAATTCGATTTTTGTATAATCCATTTCTTCCTCTTCTTCCCCTTTGTGTTTGGATTCAAATAGATTTATTGTTGATCCTGTCTCGGTTACAAGATCGGCAGATACTAGCTTGCGTATACTCTCAGCAATACCTATATTTCTATCTTTGTCAATAGTCATTGGCCCGAAAGCATGTATTGATAATCCTATTTTATCAGCCATGTTTTCGACAATATCTTCAAGGAATTCGGCATGTGTTTTGAGATAATGAATATCAGCTCGAACAATATTATTATCTATTCGCCCGCTTTCAAAATATCCTGCTAAATCCCTAATTCTTCTGACACCTCGATTGTCTTTATCTTCCTGCTCTCCTGGATGGTCAATATAAAATTTATTTCCAGTAATTAATTGAGCAGTATCATTTAGTGCTTGTTCAGAAAATATTGTACCTTTAGTACCTTTAATATATGCATTAGAAGATGTTGGCCGTAATATCGCAACATTACTAATTACCCTGGCCTCCTTGTCCAGATTCATTTCTATAAACTGTTTATCAATAATGGCTTCTCTAAATTCAGTATCCACTTTATCCCCCTGCTTGCTTTCTTTATATTTACCTATATTGTATCTTTGGAGTAATTTCTTGATTTTTGATCTTATTTCAGAAGGCACTTTCATCGGCGTGCCGGTTCTTGCTCCGCCTAGAGCGGCTGCAATAGCCTTTAAATCGCCAAGATTAACTGGACCCGCACTACGATACATCTTTGTATCAGGATCAAGCCCGCCTGTACCTTCTCTATATGGTAAATGCCAAGTCGCTTTTTTATTAGGGTCTTCTATCCACAGAAAGCATGATCTAGGTAGTTTACTTTTATCTACTTCGGCCCATGCCCGTTGGCTTGCGTCTTGTTCTAATATTTTTTCAACTTGCTGGTCTAAATAAACAGCATATAAAACATTATTAGTTACTTTATCCACTTACCATAATTTGTGCAGATGCCTGTTTTTATCTATCTCTATCCGGTCACCATAGCCGACCAATCTGCTATTTGGTTCACCTATGATCTCTCGACGTTCTTCACCATAACTTTCGGCAATATAAGCAAGTACAATTTTTAGATAATTATGATTTTCTGTTCTCTGTAATTCTTCTGCTTTTCTGCGTGCTTCCCTTGCTTTTGTTATCTTTTCTTTGATGATTTCTTTACCGACTATTTCCCCTTCGGAAATCTTGACTTTGGTATATATGTCAAGATCAGCCGCTGCATTCATAGCCGCATACCATCCGCCAAATTTTAAAGCAAGATTGGCGGCAAGTTCTTTTATCATAATTCCGCCGGGTAGAGATAACCCTTGTTCAATATGATTTACATATTTCTGATCGACTTTAACCCTACCCATTTCTTTCGTAGTGGTTTTTCCCATTAAAATACTCCTTAATTTACAGTCTTTCGATTATAAACATACTTGTCAAGTGCTTTTTGTAACAATTACAGTAGCACCGCTTTTTAAAATATCTCTTTTTATTACATCCGTCAAGAAACATAGGCACTGAGGATGTGATATCGGGATTTCTCCCCCAGGATAAACACCGCTTCCTAACCCATATAAATCTTGCGATGCATAGGTATCGCATTCAGGACATTCTATTGCCCCGGCTACTCTGTGCCATTTTTCTCCTATAATCCATGCCCGGCTCTTTGCATATTCACTTTGCGCCAACCGAAAAGCATTATTCATTTCTGTCCTGATGATCCTTTCGGTATTTTTATAAGCGGATTTGTAAACCCCTCGCCCTGGCGGATGTTCTTTAAAAAATTGTTTCCATTTCTTTGTTCTCATATCCGAATCGGATATTAACAGCATCCGCCTTACCTGCTGTGCAATAGAATAACTCGGCTCGCCATATAGATAGCCTTTGGCAATTAACCGCCTTATTTGAGTAATGCTTGTTTTATGAACATCCCACACTCTTGCGCGTAATTCAATCCCGTCAAGCGGCCTGCGGAATAATGCCCTTACTGC